ACGAGAAACGTCGCAGACCATAATATACACATGTTCTTTCTCTGGTTGAAAATATTGAGTAAGACCTTCTTTGTCCTGAATAGGGTTCTGATGAACAAGTTCTTTTAGTTTCCAACCAGCGATAAGCGTGCCAGAAGAACCGAGAAACTCACATTCCATCTCCTGATTGAACTTCTCAATATCAAAGTTCATACCTGCCAGAGTATTCTGTTTCCAATCATCATCACGTCCTGGCACGTCTCGCCAGTTGACCTGAATGGCTTTATATCCGTTTCTGTTTTCTACAGCGTTTATCCAAGTGGCATAGAAATGGTTCAAACCGTTTGGCGTGGAAACCAGAATAATCTTAGATTCTTTACCTGATGAAATAGTAGGATACACCGAAGTGAAGAACTCATCCCAATTGTCGATATGAGCCGCCTCGTCGATAAACAATAGGTTAATAGTATAACCACGAATAGCAGAAGCAGAAGTCGCAGCAGCAAGAACACGACTATTATTCTCGAGAACGAACGAGCCTTTGTTCCACTCAACAACACCCTGCTGGAGCCATTTAGGTAGATGCTGATATGCTAATTGAACACGACCGAGAATTTCTCGAGCCGTATCGCCTTTATTCGCGAGCAGAGCAACAGTCTTATCTGGGTGAAAAATAATATACCAGAGAATATAAGCACAGGTCGTAGTGGATTTACCTGCCTGACGAGCAGTAGTAACGATAGTGTATCGGTTGTCCTTAAAAGACTCAATCATATTCTTCTGATAATCCCATGGATGGAAATTCTGAAGACCGTCGTTCAGTGTAATAATCTTTACATATGTCTCTGCGAAATAGATAGGATCCATCTGACATTTCAGATATTCCTCTACACGCTCCTGAGAGAACTCGATATTTTGGTTTGTTTTCTTTAGAAGGACATTTCCTTTATAGCCCTTCACATTATCAGGGTTATCCATTATCTTTCTTCATATCTTGTAGAAGCTTCTGGAGCTCCGCAGTTGAACCTACAAATAGATTATTGTTATGAACATGCTGAGCTCTTTCATTAATAGGAGAATCAGCAGCGTCTAACTCTCTAATCTTTGACTGAAGATCGAGCAGAGCTTTATTAGCGTTCACAGTTGTATCTACAAGTTTAGCAAGAACCTCAAATGCTCTCGGATGCTGACTCGAGTCTGCTATCTGAGCAAGTGTCTGAATAGCGTCTCTTGAGTCCTTAATGACCTGCATAAGATTACCACGAGCATATTCAAAGTCCTTCTTAGCTGAATCATTATGACCTTCTGCGATCATAGACTCAACTGCAGTAGAAGTAACTTTCTCCAAAGGAGGAATACCTAATGCTTTACCAATTGGATCGTTTTGTTTATCTGTCATTTACTTTCATCTTCTTCGCCATATATCATTGTAATAAATCCATAATCATCATCAATCTCGACTTGATTATATGGTATGGTGCCAGTGTTGGCGTTTGGTTGGCCATAATAATTTATTGGGTGGCCGTTGGCATCCAAACCAGGTTGAATAGTTATTTTTTCAGCAACAGGTGTTTTACCAACTGCATCTGAAATTTTACCATCTGCTACATCAGGTATATAGAAGTTTGTAGTAATGAACTTAATAATACCACCAGTTTTAACAGGTCCGTAGAAATAACCTTTTAATGTAAAATTAAGTTCCCACACAATCATACGGCGATCTTTATATTCTCCAGCATAATTATCTGTGTAGTTAATAGAATTAAGAATAATAGGAATATCCATATTCACTTCAACTTCTGGAATCAGATTAACCGTAGTAGTCCAGTCAGGAGTGAAAAACGGAAGTATCTGCTCCATAATCTTAGTGCCATCTTCAACATTCTTAGCATATACATATGCTTTGAAATCTAAATTATATGGGACTGGATTATACTGATAACGGAATTTGTTCTTATCTGTATTATCCCTAACTGATGTTTTACCAATAGTATTTAATTTACGATCGCCGTCATATGCAATTTGCCCCATTTCAAACGATAACATAGGAAGTGTGGTAGTCGCCTCGTCGCGATCCAGTTTAGGATCCTGCATAATACGAGCAAGCATCTTATCCTTTGGTCCATATGTGATAGGAACCTTCAAAAGAGCAACAATATTACCTTCTTTATCTGTTCTTGTGATACGGATATTATTCAGCAACGAACCCATAAGGATAACGTATTTACGAATCAACCCGAAATAAAATGGACCACCGAAAATGGTAAATACTCCTATATTATAAATACATTGTCAGTCACGGATGGCACTCCCACTGACTCTAACGCTATTAAGGAGCATCAGCAATGTTATTTATAAATCTTCCATACACGTATCTAATAGGATGGCCTGAATATAATATTTGGTACTATGGGCTTAGATACGCCAAAAAATGTCACCCCTCAGATTTATGGACTACTTACTTCACATCGTCGAAGTATGTAAAACAGGCACGTCAAAAATACGGCGAGCCATCGGTTATTGAAATAAGAAAAACATTCGAATCAGTAGAACAAGCTCAAAAATGGGAGCACAAGGTTCTTCGTAGAATGAATGTCGTAAACGAAGAAAAATGGCTGAATAAAACCGATAATAAATGCATCGACTATAACGGTATGAAGCGTAATACTATACCTGGATCATTGGCATCAGCTGAAGCCCGTAGAGGCAAAACATACGAAGAATACTTCGGCGAAGAAGAAGCTATTCGTATAAAAGAACTATGCAGACAAAACGGCAAAGAAGTTTGGCAAAATCCAGAGCTTGTCGAGCGTATGAAAAAGAGACCTGCAGACCGTTCAAAATATAGAGCCGCTGCCCTAAAAAGATGGGGCGATCCAGAGGACAGAGCAAAAAGATGCGCTGCTATGAAAGGTGTCAAGAAAAATAAATCTATATCCTAACTTTTGAACGGATCTTTAGAATCAAAATCGACGAATTCGTCGGCTTCTTTTTCAATGTCATCGTTATCTGCATTATCTATAAGATCTTCCATACTAGCTTCTTCAAGAATAAGGTAATCTCCATCTTCTGTAATCAACATATCACTATCTTCAGTCATAACAGACCAATTGAATATATCCAGATCATAATGTTTCTGAATAGCATCGATCTCAGGAATGCCAGTGTTGAACTTCTCGTTCGAATATTCAAACACTTCGCATGTCATTTCCCATGTCTGAAGAGCACCCAACTGATAGAACATCTCATACTTATTGACATAACGAATAATAAAATGGCGTCTGTTCAGTGGGAAATAAATGACATCGCCTTCGTTTGGTCTGAACTGATTAGTTGCCATCTGAACTTCATCGTTGAATACACGACGAGCAACCGAGAACACAACCTGATTACGAATCTCAACACCAAACTTAGATAGAAACTCTCCATCTCCAGAGAATCCATCAATAGATTTAATATACATTTCAATAGGAATAGCGAGTTCATATGATGACTGATCATCGGCGCCATAAACTGGATCATATTTGTTCAGCTTACGAGGAACATAATAAAGATCATGACCATAGATCTTGATTGACTCAATAACAAGGTTCTCCAGAAGCAGCTGCTCCTGAGAGGCTTTGAAGTTATTGAAGAAAAAGTTTGTTGACATCACTTACCATAGTCTGGCATAGGTAATTTGCCAGCCTTTCTTAATGCCCAGATTTCTTTCATCTTATCTGAATTATATGATTTGTTGTGTGGCAATTTACCTTTAACCCATTCTGGACCTGGAGAATCTTTAGATCTAGTATTTATACTTCCATTATTCCACCACGATTTGCCTTTAGTGGTTTTTTCTGGGTTAGCTGCTTTTGTTCTTTTATTAGATTCAGATATTTTTTGGCGCCATTCGTCAGACTTAGTATGCCCTTTTGCGACTTTACCAGTTTTTGGTTTTCCTAACTGACTTTTGGAAATCTTTTGTCCAATCATTCTTCTTTCTTCGAGAGATAGATTAGACCAAAAGTTTTTAGAACATTCGGAAGATAATTTATTTTTTTCTTCTTCCGACATATTCATTCTTTTTAATATTTTTCTACATGCACCCCAATCTCCTTGAGATTGATGAATTTTATAATGTTCTTCTATCGAAACACATACTAAATTTGAAACGTCATTATTATTTCTATTACCATCTACATGATGTATTTCAAACCCTTTAGGGATGTTTCCAATATTATCTTCATATATTTTACGATAATTAACTTTCATGTCGAACTCCTATTATTCGACATATTTATATAATTCAAACCTTTATGTATAAATCAACCAATCATGTCGCATGCGGGTAGACTGAAGCTATAGATCATTTCCTGCTCAAGTTTTTCTCTTTCGTCAGTAGCTTCATCATAGATCTTTTGACCATTAAATGACAAACCACCAGGAAGTTTCATTCCTTCGAACTTCTTTAGATTCTGACCCCATTGTTGTTTAATAAGAGACTCAGTATAACGAGCAAGCCAACGATCACCCCATGCTTTTGTATAAACATTTGGATCTACAATCTGATAAGCCTCAACAATAATAAAATTACCAGGACCAATACGATTCCAGTCCATATCAATATAGAGTTTATTGTTATGTCTATTATACCTTAAAGGTTGTTTACCGACAAGCATTTGTTCAAGAAACTGAATATGACTCAATGCCATGTAATACGGAATCATTGAAACTGAAGTCAGCGTATAAAGATCG